AACAATGTAATGTGATCGAACTGTGCCGCAAACTCTTCGCTTGGAAGTTCGCTTGGCGCACCCCAAACCATTGTACCTGAGTTGCTGTCGAAGTATGGAATACCTTTAATATCTGTAGGTTCCCAAAGCGACAAGCGGATGTCGATTAAATGTGAATTAGAAAAGCTATCGCTAATCTGTTTTACGATGTCAGACTTACCAATACCTGGAGGTCCCCAAAGGAAGATCGGACGCTTCTTTTTAAGAGCGTGTTTGATCGAAGCCTTTGCTCCGTTTGGGCTAACTGTACGTGTTGCTGTATCCATCATAGTGTATTCCTCTTATATGTTATCAGTGCTAATTTCTAACTTTATATATACAGTATACACTAATTACAGCAGATGTCAACCACTATTTTGTCTTTTCATTGCCTTTGTTAATCCATATTTGCGTATATCACCTGAGAAAAGGTGTAGCTCTAATGCTTTCTTTTCTTCTGTTACAGTTATACTTCTCGGGCCCATATAGTACGGACAAGTAATAAATTTATCTAAGAAGATAATAGTTTGTGTGGTTATATGAAAGTCTTTTGGATACGGCACATCGTATGTAGATAGTTGTAAATCTTCTACAATAACACGAAGTCCTTCATCAGTTAGGCGTAATCCGCCTTCGTCCTTTGCACGAGTATTTTGCCACCACTGAGGCATGTATTCCTTAAGAGTAGCTTGAGTAACAGCTATATTCAAATTCTTTAAGAAGATCTTTGTATACGTGTCTTTCCAGTTCATTGTTCTTCAAGTACTAATTCGCCTTGAGTTAACTTCATAACAGTAAACTCGTCGCAATTAAACATTTCATTTAGTTTTGATGCAAGATTGTGTGCATGTCCGGGATTGGAGAAACTTACTTTTTTATACTTTGGCCCAGGATAGTTTGTGAGTGCATTTGCACTTTTTAGGTTAAAAGGTTTACCTTGATAGAACACTGCCCAAATTGCCTCAGCCAGGAGCACTTGCTCACTCTTATAGGTCTTCTTATCAATGTTTTCTAATAACACGGTTGGTTTAGGTCTGCTCATACGTAATTCCTTTAATTAACTACGTATATATTTATCTCTTTTTAGTTATATATGCACTTAACTAATAGCAACACCAGCCGGTAATAATGTATTTTGTTTCTGTAGGAGCAGGTACTCCGTGATGATAGTGTGTCCAGCCAGCAGGCCAAATAACAGTAAGTCCGGCATTACTAGGAGTAACAACATCTTGTTGAGTAAACATAGTTCCACCACCGTCGTCGATAGTAGTAAGGTATGTCATATAAGATAAGTGTCGTTGTGCGTGTTCGGGATATCCGTCATTTTCACAGTGTGCTACACTATACGCATCATTAGGTTTGTATACTTGAATTCTCGGCCTAGTAAATCCCCAGGGCTTGATATGTTGTACTGACTTAGGATATTTGTGTGTATAGTGCTGTATGGTATCAATAAGTTGTTCGCAATATTCTTCACATAGGTCATTGTCAAACTCACCTAGGTCAGCCCATGAATATTGTCTAGGCTCGTCATGAGAAAAACTAGTCGAATCATGGTCGTATTTGTCAACTATACGCTGACAAAGGTTAGTACTAGTATACCAACCTCCTATAAAATCATTAGTTAAAAGCTCATGTTCTACCAACTTTGGCCGCCGTCTAGTTGTACTTGTACAACATTATCTTCTTCTGCTTTCTTTATTAGCAGGGCCTCTAAGTCGCCGTTTAAGCGTGTCATTACTTCGCCTAGTGTAAAAGCTAGTCTTTTAGCTGTTTGAATATCTATTTTAAGTTCTCTTGTATTAGAAGCATCAGCACCTTTTACAGCATTAATAAACTGTTGTATTGGTAGTGTGTTTAATTGATTATCTTCCATGGTGTCTCCTTTATTGTATAAAAAACATTTGATTTAGTCTGTATAAGTCATCTATATATTTTCCCGGTTTCATATAAGGATGATGATATAAACGTGAACTGTATAAAATAAATCTATTGTATTTCATTTCTGCTAGATACTCTAGTTTCCAGTCTCCGACGCTATCTGTTACAAACTCGTTATGCGGTTCTGTATCAGTCTTTGACTTGCGTAGCTCACTTCCATTTCCTGTAAACTTGTTGTCAAAAGAATAAAAGCCAGTACCGCCTTCGCACTCTTCTGGAGTGTTTAGGAATACAGTACCTGCAAATGCATTTGGATCAATATGATCAACATGCGGCACTCTTGCTTTAACCCATTGGTCCTGCATAACATTAACTATAAATGTTGCGTTTGCTAACTTTTGATTAAGATGTTGTTCGGGCATCTTACTCCAAGTACTAGGCCATACTTCTTTAATCAAATGATCAAACACTGGACCAAAGTGTGCTAGTGAGAATATTGAATCTATTCTACCACCTGGAAAGTTATTCACTAATGATGCCGAATTAAAACATGGTGGTATATCTAATGCTAGTTGTCTAACAGCATCAGGGTTAGCATATAAGTCGTCTATTATTACTATAGGCCATTCACCAACTGAGCCTAATCTAGTTACAGACATTTTTAGATCAGGATTAAGTTTAAATGTTTCTAACTCATCTATGATCTTTTTATGCACTTAGTACCTCTGGAATAAATTTAGTTGCTATAAGTTTGTGTGCTTCTACATTGTAATGCACTTCGTCTTGTAGCATAGTAGCTATATCTATATTTAAGTTATCTTTAATCCATGTTTCTGCTGATGTAGTAAACAACTTTGTTTGCGTTAATGGCACAAACGAATCTAATATATTAGGTAATTCTACATGGTCATTTATGCGCCATATGTATACCGGAATGTCTAATGTTTTACACATACTATCAATAAGTGCAATATCCTTACAATATTGTTCGTATACTAAATGAGTTAATACTTGATGATGTACTACAGTATTATAATACTCTTGGGTATCTCCGGGCCAATTATTTGGTGTCCAGTGTTGCGGCCACTTTTGATTTCCACTGACTAAGTTTGCGCCATTAAACTTAATTTTGTCACTCCATTCGACTATGCTATAATCTACAGTAGAAAAATCAGTATGTAGTACAAAGTTTTCCTGTTCTTCGTGTGTCGCTAAAAAATAGTCATTAGGTAGTTGGGTAAATCCAAGTTCGTTTGAATGGCCCATTTTCCATCGATCCCAGTGTGTTGTTTGTATTACTACTTTGTCAATATCTATATATTTTCTAAACATACTAGATATCCATCGAGGATACACCGAGTTAGGAGAACCAGGATCAGCATAGACTACACAAGGTCCAATCTCTTGTGAATAGATTCTTCCGTAACAGTTGTCTGAACCAAAATTAGGTTCGTCTATTTTATGTGCCCAGTAGCCAGCCGAATGGCTGTCTCCAACAAATAAAGTTCTACCTGGCATTTGCGCGACTCAGTTGCTGACGCATTTCTAAATCGGTTTTGAACGGACCTTCAGTTTCATAACGCTCAACAGTAATAAGTTTAGGGCAAAAACTCTTTACCCAACCCTTGTCAAACCTAATGATAAAATAACCTGCACAGTACAAGCTCTTAGACTTTTTGCTTTTTGTAAATAATGCAAGACGTTGCTTAACATCGAACATTGGATTATACGGAGCGCAACTAGTGCTAAATCCGTAAATTTCAAATTCTTTAGGCTTACTGTCAACTGTCTCTATTGGAGACCAAGTAATGTCAGCATTTAAATTTTTAGTTAGTGCTTTGATATTTTTATAAAATCTAGTACCTGTATTGTTTGAAGAATACATTAACTGACTGTCATCACCGATACTTAGTGTAGCAACCTTTTCGCCTTCGCTTTCAACAATCCAAAACTTGTTCTTTAATATTTCTTTTGCACTTAATTTTTCTGTCATATTATGCTCCTTGATATCTTGCTTGCAAAGGCGGCGCAAAGTATTGTGCCTGATCTGCAACACGTTGCATGTCCCACTTTGCACAGAACTTCATAAGACGCATGCCAACTTGTGTAATGTCTTTAGGTTCTACTTCTGCAATAGTATTATTAATTATGTCTCTAATGTCTGCAGGTTGTGCTGACAAGTCACACAGTACAACATTACGGTTGTAGTCATCTAGTACACGATGCTCTTCACCATTATGATCAGTCCAACGCTGTAGCATCATGTTGTTCCAGTTGTAACCTTTTGTAGTCTTATCTTCGTATGCTTCAATAAGACCTACTTTGTTCTTAGTACCTTTCTTACGTACACCAGGGTAAGCACTAAACACGTTGTCACTAGTGTCGCCACGCATACACTTCTCAAACAACATAAAGTCAGGTAGCGGTGCAGGCTTAGGCTCTTTAGTCTTCTTATCAATTACACGATCGCCTTTGTCTGTAAAGTAACCTTCGTGTGTAATTGTAGTGTTACTAACACCATTGTACTGTTTACAGTTAGGTGCAATCAATTGTGCAAAGTCACCGTCAGTACTAATAATAACATGTTTGTCATTAGGGTGTGCTTGTACCCAACCTGCAATAAGATCATCTGCTTCTAGTTGCGGATGCCGCATTACAGTACAGTTAGTCTTGTCTGTAACAAAGTTCTTAAACTCGTCAAAGATCTCCCAAAACGCTGTATCTTCTTCTTGTTCACGTTGTGTAAGTGCATCACGAGCAACTTGCCTATTACGCTTGTAAGGTTCATAATAGTCCTTGCGCCAGCTACGACCTTCTAAACAAAATACAACATGTGTACCGTCAAAGTCTTGCCAAGCCTTCTTAACGCTGTTAAGTGTAATATGTAGTGCCATACCTACTTTAGTATCTAAGTCGCCACGTACAACATGTCGAGCTCTAAAGAAAGTGTTTGCTGTGTCTACAAGAATGTAAGTCGCCATATTATGAACACCCCGATATACATAATGAGAACAAGTCGCCATTCTGTACGAATGCAACAAGTAGTGTAATGCCTAAAATTTCTAACATAGTTTTGCCTTTGTATAATTTATAGTACTATTATAACACCAGATCTGGCTTGTGTCAATCATTAACTTACTTCACTTTTGCCCTTATCAATAGGCACAACATTAATATATCCTGCACCTCTTGATGTATCCATACCTTCTTCGTCTAACATATTATATACAATATCTCTAAACCAACGGTCTACAATTTCTTCTTCAGGATCGGCTTCTTCTCCGTATCCATTTCGAATTAGATCTTTGATAAAGTACTTGTTCCAATCAAGCTCAAAGAACCCGTTTCGAATGTTTTCTTTATTCACTTGCATGTCAAGTACATTAACCCATGCTTCTTTCTTCTTAGTAGCATAAGCCTTCGGGTCTTTTTTCTTTAAGACTTCTAAAGAATCTTGTTCGACACGTGCCGCTTCTTCAGCAATGCGTGCCTCCTCTTTATCAAGTCCTGTTAGTTTTTTTAAAAAGTTTTTCATATCAGTCCTTTTTCTCTTAATGCTTCATCAAGAGGTTTGTTAATAGTAGCAGTCATTGCCTTTTTGTGTTGTGCATTTTTATACTCTCTAAGTTCCCCAGGCATTTCCGAATAAGCTAATGTGGAGTCTGGGTGTGAATCGCCATCCTTTTTCCATACACGCTTCGGCAACGTCTTTAACATTGAGGGTATACTCTTCAGAGCGTCCACCCAACGGCATAAGATATACTGGACATTGTACCCCGGCACTCTGATAAGCACTGACAGCTCTTTCAACTTCAGCAAAGTCATCTTGAGTAGCCACAACAAACT